CAAAACTCTTACGGAGCGGGTGGTACTTCATACGGTTTATTTGATAATGATAAAGAGATGGCTCTTAATTTAGGTTTCACAGGATTTAGAAGAGGTTACGATTTCTATAAGTCTGACTGGAAATACCTAAATGATCCTACAATGAGAGGAGGTTTAGAAGGTGGAAGAGTAAATGGACTTATGGTTCCAGCTGGCTCAACTACTGTATATGACCAAATCTTAGGTAAGAACGCAAAGAGACCTTTCCTTCATGTTAGATACAGAGCTTCAGAAACTGAAGACAGACGTTACAAAACTTGGATTACTGGTTCTGCTGGTGGTGCAAGAACAGATACTAACGATAGTATGACTGTTAGTTTCTTGTCTGAAAGAGCTGTATGTACTTTAGGAGCGAATAACTTCTTTATATTCCAACAGTAAGTAGGTAGGTAGCACAATAATAGAAGGGGAGGAAATAAACCTCCTCCCCTTTTTTTTTTAAAAATTAAATAAAATTAAAATTAAATATCATGAAAAAGTTAAATCTAGAAAACAAAGTCTATAGACTTTCACAAAATCAAACACCTTTATCTTTTATGTTAGCATCAAGGCATCATAGAAGATCACCATTAATGCATTTTGACGAAGAAACAGGAGTAAACAGAACTCTTCGTTATGCAAGAAATCAACAAAGTCCATATGAAGACAAACAAGATGGTAATGCTATTTTAGAGCCTATTGTTTTTGAAGATGGAATGTTAGTAGTAGAAAAAGAAAATCAAATACTACAAAAGTTTTTACATATACATCCTGGAAACGGAAATATATTTTATGAGGTTAATCATAAAAGAGATGCAGCAGAAGAATTAGAATATGTAGAGGCAGAATTAGATGCACAAATTTTAGCAAGAGAATTAGATACAGAAAAATTAGTAACAGTATGTAGAGTTTTCTTAGGAGCATCAGTTGAAAAAATGTCAATTCCAGAATTAAAAAGAGATGTTTTAATGTATGCAAAACATAGCCCAATGGAATTTTTAGACATTTTAGATGATCCAATGTTAGAAATGCAAGATAAAGTATCTCAATTTTTTTCAGCAGGATTGTTAGCGTTTAGAAATAATGAAAAAGAAGTTTATTTTAATCTTAAGAAAAATAAAAGTAAATTGCTTACAGTTCCTTTTGGAGAAGAACCTTATTACATAGTAGCTTCATATATGCAATCTGATGATGGAATAGAAACATTTAAGCTTTTAAAAAAAGCCTTGAATAACTAAATATAGTTTCTTTATATTTGTACTTTATTAACTTAACAAAACATTTTTAATTATGGAAAAATTTTTATCCGTATATGTTAATGCTGCTGATATTACAGGTGGTTTTAATCTTATACCATCAACTAGTGTGTTAAACGTAGTACAAACAAGTGCTACTGTAACAACAATCAATTTTATTAGTCAAGCAGCAGGAGTACAAGCTGTTGCTTTAACTCATACTGCTCTTCCTTCTTACGCTCAAGCTATTGCCGTTTATAATGCTGCAACTGGGGTAGGTGGAAATGTAGAACAATGTAGATCAATGAGAAACTTATTTGTAGATGCTATATCAACATCTTTACAGACTGGATGGACAAGTCCTGAGTATGGGGTATCAGTGCCAGGTTGGGAAGAATTGCCAGGAGCAGGAACTCAAGTAGATGTAACTATAACGGCAATTGTTTGGTCATAGTATTAACTTAAAAAATATAATAATATGTCAGCAAAATATTTAGAAATACCTATAAACACAGTTGCAGCTTCTGGAACTATGGATGTAGTAATAAATTCCAGAGCATCTACACCGATATCAACTGGAAACAACTCTTCACTTGGAGAAGCAAACGCTATTAGTGGGGTAGGTGGTACAAACACAGGTTATACTCCTGGTACTACTACTGGCGTAGTAACTACAGTGGCTCCAGCAGGAGGAACAGGTTTAACTGTAGACATTATTGCGAGTGGGGCAGGAGTAGTAACAAGTGTAGTTATTAATGCTGCTGGCCTTGGCTATGCAGCAGCTAACACAGTTACTATTGCAGCTGGAGATGAAAACGCTACATTTACAGTTACATCAATTGGTAACTTAGGTTCTAATGGAAACATAGTAAATGCAACAAACGCAGGACTTGGAGTTATAGCGGGTGATAAAATTTACAATGTTAGTGCTGGAACTACAGGAACTATAGCAAATAGAATTAATGATAATCAAATTACTTGTGTTTCAGCTTTATTCCCTTTAGGAGGAGAGGTGTTTGCTACAAGAACATTAAATGAATTAGATAGTTCAGGAGCAGCTTTTACAGTTCGAAAAGTAATGGTTGGAGACATAGTAAGTAACCTAACTGCTGGAACTAGCACTACTGTAGCAGCTTTAATTGATGATTCTACTTTAACTATGACTTCTGATATTTTCAATAGTTCAACTTTATTTAATGATAACTTTACAATTGCACCGTTAGCAAATCAAGTATATGATCCAACAGCAACTTTTTTAACAACTGTTACTACAGATGATATTATAGAGAACACAGCTACTAGTTTATCAGGTGGTGTTGTTAGTATTCAAAATGACTTTAGAGTCACTACTACTCAAGGAAGTATCTTTGGAGATGGTAGTGCTTATTCAATTTTTGATCAATCAACATCAACAAGTAAAATTTATAGAATAGAAGATGTTATAGGAGCTGATTGGCTCTCAACATCAACTACACAAGTTTATTTAAATTCTGTTAATGTTAATGCAGACATAATTACTATTACTCATTCTGATCAAGGAATAGAAGGTAATAGACTTGTAGCCTCAGCAATAGAAACTGCTCTTTCAGATGCAGTTATAGGCCCACTTGTTGCAAGACAAGTTGTAGTGATGCCTATATATAATTATCAAAATATTGTGGTAGATAGTGTAGTGGTTAGTTAACCTATCCTTTAATTATAAAAGAGAGGCTACAAAAAAGTAGCCTCTTTTTTTTTGTTATATTTGTAGATATTTAAAATGTATTTTATATGGCGATGATTAACAATGTTAGGAATACAGTATTAGCAATTATAAATAAAAATAATTACGGGTACTTATCTCCGCAAGATTTCAATCTGTATGCTCAACAAGCTCAGATGGATTTATTTGAAGATTACTTCTATCAATATAATCAATACATAAATAGAGAAAATAAAAGACAGTCAGGAACTGGATATGCTGATATAGTTAAAAGTTTAGAAGAAGTAATAGATTCTTTTTCTGTTCAAGCATTTTTAACAGGAGGGAATGGAGCTAATCAATGGGCTTTACCAGCAGACTATTATTTAATAAACAAGATATTTCATTATCCACGATTACTATCTTCGGGAACCACTACATCTAGTAATAATTTTCAATTAATTAATTTAGCTTTAGCGGGTCAGCCATCTCCTCCAGCTTTTAATACAGGACAAACTGGGTTTACACCGTTTCCTTTAGTAGGCAGTTTGGTAATAAACACAGATACTTTAACAGAATCATTTGTAAATTCTGTTGTAACTGACACAACTTTAAATTTAGCTACAAACATATTTGCATCTGCAACTGTTCCTCCAAACGAAAACTACAGTATATTTGACGCAAATACTATTGTTGAGGTAGAAAGGGTTAGTCAAAATAAATTATTTTATTTAACAAGTTAAACTTTAACTTCTCCAACAACTTTATTTCCTGCATATGTTTTAGATGGAAACAATATTACAGTTTACCCTACAACTATACAAGCGGCTGGTGCAGTAAAAACACAATACATACGATACCCTAAAGCTCCTAAATGGACATTTGTATCTATCGTTGTAGGAGAACCTTTATTTGACGCATCCGCAGCTGATTTTCAAGATTTTGAATTACCACTATCTGATGAACCTGGAATAATTGCTAAGATATGTCAATATGTTGGTATAGAAATAAGAGAGCCAGATGTTTATAATTTTGGAACTCAAGAAGAAGTTCAAGAAAACCAAATACAAGTATAAGACATGGCATATATTACTGATTATCAATATTACGAAAACAATAATGTTTCTCCTATAGAAAAAAACTGGGGTTCATATCAATATGCAAGCTTAGAAGATATTGTTTCTAATTTTATGTTAATATATCAAGGGAACAATGAGATATTAAACAACTTAGAAAGGTATCAAGTTTTATTTCATGCTAAAAGAGGTATTCAAGAATTAAATTATGATGCTATGAAGGAGATAAAAATTCTTCAGCTTACGGTAGACTCACAAATTAGATTTGTTTTACCTCAAGATTACATTAACTATGTAAGAATATCTCATTATAACAATGGTGTTTTATATCCTATGACGGAAAACATTCAGACAATGTGGAGTAGTGCTTATTTACAAGATAACAATGCTAAAATATTATTTGATTTAAACGGTAATGTCACTAAGCCTGAAAATTCTTTAGTTGATCTTTCTCGTCAAGACGGCGGAATGGCTCAAATGTATTTAGGAACAGGCCCTTATAATGGACAGATGGGATACTGTTGTAATGGAGAATGGTTTTTTGAATATGGCATTGGAAGTAGTTTTGGATTAAACACAGAAACGGCAAACGCAAACCCTTTGTTTACTATAAACAAAGAACAAGGAGTTATATATTTTAGTTCTGATATGAGTGGTAAGTCAGTTGTTTTAGAATATGTTTCAGATGGTATGAAAAACGGAAATGATTCTGACATTAGTGTTAATAAATTATTTGAAGAATTTATATATGCTTATATGAGGTATTCATTATTGAACAGTAAATACGGTGTACAAGAATATATTGTAAACAGAGCAAGAAAAGAAAAAACTGCATTATTAAGAAATGCAAAATTAAGATTAAGTAATATGCATCCAGGGAGGTTGTTAATGAATATGAGAGGTCAGGATAAATGGATAAAATAGCATGGATATTAATACTAATTTTATAGCGGGTAAAATGAATAAAAGCGTTGATGAACGATTAGTTCCCAACGGACAATATATAGACGCTCTTAACGTAAGACTGGGATCAACAGAAACAACAGAGATTGGTGCAGTAGAAAACTCAAAAGGAAACATAATATTAACTGACATTGGATATGAGGGGACTACCTTGTCAGCAAATGCTGTTTGTATAGGAGCGTTTGAAGATGGAGTAAATGAAAACATATACTGGTTTGTGCATGATTCTACTTCAGCTTTATCAGCTTCAGGTAAAATTGATATGATACTTTCATTTAATACTGTATCTCAAATAACAACATATCATGTAGTTAGTGAAACAGTTTTAAATTTTGATCCAATATATTTAATCACTGGTATAGACTTAATAGAAGAGTTGTTATTCTTTACAGATGACATTAATGCTCCAAGAAAAATAAATATAAATAGAACGTATCCAGAACCTACAGTTGCAGGAGATCAAATTACAGAAGAAGATTTAAACGTAATTGTAAAACCACCAGGATATGGTTCTTACACAACATCTTTAGGGGTAACAGCAGATGAGATAGCAGCACCTGCTCTTAAGCTGGTAGTTATTCCAGGGGAAGAAAATTACATAGTAGATAAATTTTTATGTTTTGCTTATCGATATCAATATCTTGATAACGAATATAGCGCAACTTCATTGTTTACTACACCAGCCTTTGAACCAGGTGAATTTTATCTTAATCCTAATAATTATTATAATGACGGGATGGAAAATATATACAATGCTGTTGATGTAACTTTTAATACAGGAGGAAAACTTGTTATTGCAATTGAGTTATTGTATAAGGAGTCAGCTATTAATGAAATATATGTTATAGAAAGATATAAAAAATCAGAGTTAGGATGGTCTAATAACAACGTACAAACAGTAAGGTTTTCAAACTCTAAAATATTTAGTTTACTAGCTTCAGATGAATTATTAAGATGGTATGATAATGTTCCTCGTTTTGCTAAGGCGCAAACAATTATGGGCAATAGACTTATTTATGGTAATTATATAGACCAATATGATATAGTAAATCAAGCAGACGCTTTAATTCCTATAAGTTTTTCTACTACAGGAAAAAGTGTGGCAATCATAAACTCTTCAGCAACATCTCTTTTAACCACATCAGCATTAAATATATTAGACCCTACTCAATCAGTTCAAGTTTCTTTAGATACGGCAACATTTGATTTAAATGATTTAAACATAAACCTTCCTATTCTTATAGGGTCGGAGTTTTTACTTCGAGTTAAATTAACATCTGGCGTAGTACAGGTAGCTCCTTATAATACGCCGCTTGGAGGTGATACAACGAGTTCTGATTTTCCAACGAACTTTTCTACTAACACACTATCTACAGAGTTTTTTATTGAAACAAGAATAGTGGCACAATCAATTTACACTTCTTTTAATGACTTTTAAATAGCTCTGAAATGGCTGCTGCTATTGGCCCTGGAGTTGCTATTTCTCCAGGCGCTGTTTATGGAAATTCTTTATCTGATGAACTTTATAAAGTTATAAATCCACCTACAATTCCTGTTACTTATGTATTTTTAAATGCAGGTAAATTTTCTAGCACTCCTGCACAACAAGGGTTTAGACTTGTGGTTGTTGGGGATACTTTTAAAATACAAGTTCCAGCTATTCATTATCAGTATGTTAGCGGATCAACAACAGTAAATGCTTATGAGTATTTTAGTTATTCATTCACTAGCATAACTCAAGCTACAGTCCCGTATAGAGGATTATCTACAGATTGTAATTTTATTTTTTCAAGTGTTTCTGATTCTTCTAGTCTTCATAGTAATAGAAATTATAATGCAGCTATTATGTACATGGATGAATACGGCAGGTCTTCAACTGCATTACCATCTCCAGAAAATACAGTTTTTTTTGGAGCAAGTACCTCAGTAGATATTAATACAATAAAAGTAAATATCAACAACGAACCACCATATTGGGCAAAAAAATATAAGTTTGTTTTAAAACCTTCTTTGGGAGATTATAATATTATATATAGTACTCAAATTTATACGGATACTCTACAAGCAAATATTTCATACATTAAGCTTGAGGGGGAGGTTACCTCTATAGTTGCTAAAGGAGATATTTTAACTGTTAAAGTTCAAAGCAATGGAGACCCTGTAACTTCCTTTGTTCAAACAACAGTTTTAGATGTAGTGGCCTTGGCGGTACTAGATGCTGGGTCAACTCCACCTAACTCACCGCTGCCTTCTGATGCACCAGCAGGATTGTATATGAAAATACAGCCTCAAGGGTTTACAGCAATAAGTAATCCAGGTTCAATAATAAACCTGGCTCCCCTGGAATTTTGCACTAGATTTTTTCCTCAATTTGGTTTGTCTGGAGATGAGCCAGCTGTTATAGAATATCCAGTTCATAATTTAGACGGGTCTGATCTTATAATTCCTATAGGATCAACTGTAAGTATTAAGTTTAAGACAAGAAGGGGTGATTCTTGGCCGTATTGTAGAAAATCTTTATTAGGCAGGGGCTCTCCTAATAAAACTTTTAATTTAAAAGCCAGTCAAAATGCGAGTGATTTTAGAGATTTTTGGAATCAAGAAAATATTAACCCAGCTCTTTTTATGAGTAGTGATGGAGATGAAGAAATTACTTTTAAATATTATAACCAAGTATTTTCACCAGGAAATTCTCCTGCCGAAGTTGATAGTGAAATGCAGTTTTATTGGGTGGAAACTTCTCCTTCAGACCCTTTGTTTTTGGGTGTAAAAGTTTGGTCTACAGGATGTTACTCTGTCCCTGGAGTACCTTTTAATTTATGCGTTCAAGCACAAATTAATATTAATGTAAACAATAATTTTATGGCTTTTGAAACAAAGCCAGCAGAAGCAGATGCAAACTTTTTTTATGACTCTTCAGAAATGTATAATATTCTTCCAGATATAAATGGTAATCTCTCTCATTATGGAGATGGAAAGGTGGGAAGTCAAAATCAAATAGTTGCAACAGGTTTGCCAGCAATAGTTACTCTTCCTTTTCATGACTGTTACACATACGGTAATGGAGTTGAAAGTTATAGGTATAGAGATTTATCAACAACAAAAGATTTTGCATTAGGTGAAAGAGTAACGGCGGTTTCAAACAACGCATTTGCTGAAGCAGATAGATTTGCAGGTTTAACTAATAGTGGTGTATACAGTGGTAGTAATAATGTAAATAATCTTAATGAGTTTAATTTAGGGTTAGTGAACTTTAAAGATTGTGAGTTAGTGTTTGGCCCTATCATGAAGTTACATGCAAGACAAACAGATATATTAGTTTTACAAGAGGATAGAATATCTTATGTTTTAGCAGATAAAAATTTAATAAGTGATGCTGCTGGTGGTGGAGCTATTATTTCCACTCCAATAATTCTGGGACAACAAGTAGCTAGAATAGAAGAATATGGTATAAGTTTTAATCCAGAAAGTTTTTCTTCTTGGGGAAGAGATATGTATTTTAGTGACACAAAAAGAGGTGCAGTGTTAAAACTTACAGGAGCTAGTATTAAAAGTGACACCTTAGAAGTTGTATCAACTTTTGGAATGAGATCTTATTTTAGAGATAAATTTGTAGATCAATTAAACACTCAAAAGTTAGGAGGTTATGATCCTTATATGCAAGAATATGTTTTTTCATCAAATAACACTTCAGTACCTCTTCCAACGGTTTTATCTCCATGTGGAGGTCAGTTTCAGAAATTAAATTCACCAGCTCCAGTTGCTTTAACTATTGAATTAGGAACTGCAACAGGAAATTTTGTAGTCAGAGTAATGCCTACTGGCGGATCAATGGATATAAATGTTGTAATAGACTGGGATAATAATATAACAACAAACAATAATTTAACCAGCTCTACAAATATTGTAATAACTAAGTCTTCAGCTTTTCCCACTACCGCAAAAATAAATATTACGGCTAATGATATATCTTCGTATAAATTGTTTTATGATTGTGTAGAAACACAAGTATTAAATGTTGTTTCTGTAGTTTTAGGATCTCCTATAAGTGGATTGATGAGCAGTGGTGCACAGACTATACACTATAATTATAATTGGAATAACGGACAGTTTATAAGCCCTACAGATTCAAATCTTGTTACATTTAGCCCAACAGACAATGTAAGTGCGTATGTAATAGCTACAGGTCAGTCGTCAATAGGAATGTTTCCTAACGATGGAGCGACTGTAACAATGAGAACAAACAAAAGAGCTACTGATACTTATTCGTTTAATGAAAATGAAAATAGATTTTATGCTATCACAAGCAATCTTGTTCCAGCAACATCAGGAGCAACATTTAATCTAGCTTTATTAACTGGTGAATCAACACCAATTACTGGTTCACAGCCTGATGTTCAAGGAGTTAATCAAGTTTATCAAGCAACTTCTACGGCACTATCCATAACAGCTAGTGTGCAGACACTTTACTTAGTATGGGATTTAAGAGATAGAGATAATGATGATTTATGTTTTTCACAAATTGATGCAAATGATGCTTGTACTGGGTGTGCTCCACAGCCTAACTGTACGGCTTTTCAAGCTTCAGACCCTGACGGATTTTTTCCTAACGTATGTAATGGAGGTGCAGGACTTCCAATGAGAGCTGCTGATTATTATCATAATGGTTTAAATGCGTTTCCAGTAGCTGGAGATAGTGTATGGCAAACAGCTGGGCCAAATCCCGCAATTCCTTGTAACTTTGGAACATTCGCAAATGGTATACTTTGGTACTATATGTCTAATGGTGATGTTATGCAAATAGCAAATGTTAACGGGCAAGTAATACAAATATTAAGCTGTCCTTAAAAAAATAAAATTATGGCAACAACACTAAATAGATGGTATGACGGAAGTAATTTTGCTTTTGCTTATGCAGTATATGACGATCAAGCTTTAACAGTTCCATCTTTAGATGGATGGTATTCTTTTGGAGGTTATGTAAGAGAACAAAGATTTGGAAAACTAGGAACTTACGCATCTTGTTAATATGAAAGAAGAGGTAAAGA